CCAGAGCCGTCGTTTCCTGCGTGCCATGCAGTATTGCTGTTAATTGTTAAACTTCCTGAACTAACTAGCTCTGTAGGCTGTGATGATTTTCCTAATACAAATTTACCGTAATCATTTCTAATAACGTATGCATTTGCTCCGTGGTCAGCAGTTCGCGTAGAACCATTTACAAAATGAACCGCCTTATTACCACCGTCATTTCCTGCTCTTAGGAAGTAGTTATAAGAGGCTGCACCGGCATGGCCGGAAATATCAAGAGCAGGAGTAGTCGTTGTTCTACTAAATGTATAAGTACCAGAAGCAGTATCTGCAGCATTACTTCGTATATACTGGGAATCAGTAGGCGGTGGGTTAGCAGAGCTGTAATAGTAACTACCATGTTGACCGTCAAGTAAATCAGCATCTAATCCTGAACCTGAACCATCGTTGCCAGCGTGCCAGACAGTGTTACCCAATACCTTTACGCCATTACCACCACTAGCATCTACTGAAAAACGCTCATACCAATCAGCCTCTAACCACCCAGCCGAAAGGCTACTTCCTGAAGTTCCACCTCCATCATAAGTGCTAATTGTAAATTTATTTTGATGGTAGCCACCAAAGTTAACTTTCCACTTACGACCTAAGTTAGTTCTATTTGCATACCATTTTTTATTGCCATCATCATAATAAACATCGTAGCCAATGTACGTCGTGTAATCTAAACCACCGCCAGTAGTTTCTCTATGTGCGCCAAATACACCTGAAGCACCACCACCAGTCGGACCTACTTGCATGAATCCGTCTGTCCCTGATGCCCAAACTGCACGTCCACCGGCTGTAGATTTTATTGAGGTTGAGGTTGTTGCTCCACGAGCAGTAACAGTCGCTAAGGTATCTGTTTCGCTGTAGCTTGTTAAATACCCACCAGAAGCATGATTACCCCAACCGTAAGCCGTGTTCCAGTTACCTTGATTATTTGTAAGATTGCCTGCGTGCCATATTTCGTTTGCCTCTGAAGTAGTTCCAGGCCTCCAACGCAAGTGGCCGTCGGCCCTAGTAGCGTATAATATTCCTGCTTGACCTGCGTTGTTTGAAAACACAATAGAAGCCGCGTTTGTGCCATCATTTCTATGTATTTCTAAACCTTTAGCGAACGTATCGTGATCAATTATCAAGCCCGTATTCGTGCCGCTGGTTATAGTTCCACCAGCTAAAGGTAGCTTAGTTGCGAGTGCAGTAGTAAGAGTAGATGCGTAGGAAGCATCATCATTGATAGCCGCAGCCAGTTCGTTAAGAGTGTTTAGAGATCCGGGAGCTCCACCAATTAGACTAGTAATTTCTTGTTGTACGAAAGCTGTGGTAGCAATACGAGTGTTGTTTGTTCCGCCGTCTTGAGTAGCAGCTGTAGAAGTACTCGGAAGTAGCATTACGCCATTCGCAGTTATTACTTCTACACCACCCACCTCGAGGCCATTCTTTATTCTAAAGTTATGATTGTTTGCCACGGTTCACATCTCCCCAATTGGCTTAACCCCTTTGCAGGGTTTTGAATTTTGATTTGGATACAGTATAAGAAATTTCAACTGTTTTGTCAAGGTTTATTTTTGGATACCTTGAAGATTACACTAATATACTGTGTCGAACGACTTTGAACTGCATCGCGTCGGAAGAAGCAGGAGTTGCGAGTAGGCGTACATTTCCTGAATTAATGTCTGCTGTAAAGACTGCTTCAGCCGCAGAGCCTGTAAAGATAGTACCAAACTCATTGATTGAAGGAGTAGTTCCATCATGAATAAGAAGCATCTCAGTAAGATGGTAAGTACTATCAGTAGTGTTTGTAATTTGAATAGTGTATCGGGCAGAGCGGAAAATCGAGGCAGACATAGAATCACATGTATACTGGTTTGTAGAAGCAACACTTGATTGATTTACGTTAATACCAAGCTGTTTTACTTGAAGTTGAGCTGCTGGAGCAGTTGTTCCGATACCAACGTTGCCGTTATTGAGTATCTCAACATTTGCACCACCAGTTGTAGTAAATCGATGCCCATTTCCAGATAACCCCTTAAAGTAGTTTCTGTTCCCGTCTGCATACATTTGCAATCGTCCAACCCCAGAAATATTTAAGTGAATACCTTGGGAAGCTCCATTCGCAGCTACATCAAGAGTTTTTGCCGGAGCAATTGTTCCAATACCAACGTTGCCGCCAACTATGGACACAGCCTCTACTTGGCCGGTACCCATCAATGACATACGAGGACCACCAACACTGTTTACTCGAAGCTTTATGCCTGCAAAATCCCAGCCCGCATGATTTGAAGCACCAATTTTTAATGCCCAATGATCCTGATTACCCGCATACGTAACAGGAGTAGTGTAAATTCCTCCGCCATGAATATGTAATTTTTCAGTTGGAGCATTCGTTCCGATACCAAGCCTAGAACCGTTTGCTGCTGACGTAAGTCTCATTTTTTCCGTAATAATATCAGCAGTGTCCTGAGTATGGAATGACAAACCTGATTGGTTGCTCCCTTCATATACCCCGACTATTCTGGCTCTATCTCTTGTTTGGTTATCTCCAATGCCGCCAGCAAATACAATGGCTGGACCACTACCTACTAAAGCTGAAGCAGCATTATTTGTCGAAGTAAATTTACTAACTAATCTGAGTACATCATCAACTGTGTTATATGCTGGAGCAGCATAGTGTACTGTAAGCAACTTGCTTGGAGCCGTTGTTCCAATACCAACGTTGCCTGCATTTGTAATCGAAAAACGAGTATTAGTTCCAAGCACAGAGTTATCAGCAATTTCAAATGTGTTGCTGTTTACGCCTAACGCAAAACTATTTGATGTAGACGAAAATTTCATCTGCGGTCTAGCGCTTTCTCCGCTAATAGTTACTGATGTAGTCCCTCCAACATCTCTATTAAACTCAGCAATATTTACACCGCCAGAACCACCTGTAACTTTTAATCCTGTCGCCGCCGCGTCCTGGTCTATTCTTAGTTTTGCGTCTGGAGCAGTTGTTCCGATACCAACGTTGCCTGATCCGTCAATAACCATTCGAGTTACATCAAAGACTTCATTGTCTGCGCTTGTAGCATTAAAACTAAGCTTAGCTGTATCGGCTTTTATTTGAAAGTTCTTTCCATTTGTAGTTGTATACCCAGACCTATCTATTAAGTTTATATGAGGTCGGTAAGCTCTTACTCTAATACCTGAGTAATCTGTAGCTACACCTTCTGCGTCCCAATCAATATCTAAAGCATCTTGGGGATTGCTTGTTCCGATACCAACCTTACCTGCTGCGGTAATGCGCATCTTTTCTGTGTTATTGGTCCCGAGTTTTAAATCACCATTTGCAATATTTACAATGTTAGCCGTTGTTGCACTTAGCTGCAAACCTCCTAATCTAGCAAATCCATTAACATGCAAGGGGACTGCTGGAGTGGTTGTTCCGATACCAACATTTCCATCACCAAGTATTCTCATTTTTTCTGCAGAAGTTCCGGCATTATCAGTAAAGAATGAAATATAACCAGTATTATTAGCACCAGTTGTTCCACTTTGAATCATAGCTACAGAACCAGCATTGTTTGCAAAGTTTACAGTAGAGACTACATCATTGGTATTATTATTTGCATGCTGTAATCTTATTTCTGCACCACCTGATGCTGAGCCATCACTGTTAATTTCTAATTGTGCATTTGGAGCAGTTGTTCCGATACCAACGTTGCCAGAAGCATTTATTCTTACTCTTTCTGTTCCATCAGTTTTAAATGCATGTTGACCTACTGAGTTTGTGGAAACAGCATCATAGTTAATTATAGAGTCATTAGTAATTCCAGATACTGCTGTGCTTATAACTAAACCTCTGTCATTATTAGCACCAGTAAATCTTGCTATTGCTGTATTAACTGTTCCACTTGTTACATGTAATTTATTTGAAGGTGCCGTTGTTCCGATACCTAACTGGCCCGCAGCATTTAGCCGCATCTTTTCGCCAGTTGATAAATTGTCTATATTCCATCTATGAGAACTACTTGAAACAGCATTTCCTGTATCGGCAATATATACCATGTGACCATTTTGTGTACGTATAGCGGCAGTAGAGGTAGCATCCTTAAGCTCTATACCGGCATTGTTATCACTAGATTCAAATCTAGCAACATAATCAGTCGTACCACCATTAACATGCAAAGGCTTTACTGGAGAAGCTGTTCCGATACCAACTTTGCCATTAGCATCAATAATCATGCGCTCAGAGCCAGCAGTATCAAATCTTATCTTATTTTCGTCGGCAGACTCTTCAACTTGTATTTTTGTATTGTTGTCTGCGTCTGCTATCGAAGTACCTGAGCCTGATGCAGCAGCCCAAGATACATTTCCTGAACCGTCAGTTTTGAGTACCTGGTTTGCGCTACCATCTGCGGTTGGGAGGGTGAATGCTGAGTTTACGGTAAGACCGCCAACATTGGCAGTCCCTGACAAGAAAAGGTCTTTGAATTTGTGAGTACTTAATCCAAGGTCGATAGCAGCATTTGTTTGCGGGTAAAACCCATTATTGCTCCCAGAAAAAGTAAGCTGTTTAAGAGTCGACCCATGATAGCTACCAAGGTATAAGTGCTGATTGTTGCCGTCATTTGTACCTGCAACAAAGTATGCTTTATCACTTGCTGTATAAAACTTTGCTACTGTACCGGAAGATACCTCATCGTGCGCATAGAGTTTGCCAATGTGGTGTTCGGAGGTTGGATCATTTGCGGTATCAAACAGTGTTGTACCGGTTGTTATTGTACCCGCAGTTAGACTTCCTGAGTCTGTTATGTTTGAGCTAGAAACTTGTCTCCACGTTGTTTCAACGAAGCAGTTAACATAATCTCCTACGTGTAGCCAAACATAGTAATTGTTTGATGTGCCATCGTTTACGACTTTAACGGACACTACATCAGTACTAGTATCATCATCTGTGTTTTCATACCACCAGTGACCTCTTTGAAGTCCTGATCTTTGAGAAAATGTAAAGTGAATATTTACATTAGTTACTTGATCTCCGTAGTCATAAGCGGCCTTTACAATTCCTGTAACTCCTCCATCAGCACTATTAGAGCTTTTAATTTTTCCTAGTAAAAAGGATTGAGTACCTGAACCTGAACTAACTGCATACTGTCTTAAATGCTGGCTTCCTTCATCCGCTTGGAACAAGCCATCGGTAGTCTTTATACGCCCACTAGCGACAACATCGCCAGCAACGTTTATGCCTGTGGAGGTGGTGGCAAGTTTGGTTGAGTTGTCATGATAAAGAGTGACTGCGCCATCCTTTACAAAGTCTGCCATTTTCCCGTTAGCGTAAGAACCGTCACTAATTAATGATATTTTTGGTCCGTTAGTATCTATATATAAGCTACCCTCGCCCAAATCTCTTATATAGCTGCTATCATTATTATGATAAATCTGGAGGTCGTTACCAGTACCAAATCGCGCACGTACGTTATCGCCTAGTGATAGGTTGCCTGTAAGAGTACCACCAGTAAGAGGAAGTTTATCGCCACCGACCTCTACTATAGACGCAGTGCCGCTGTCCTTCTTGATGTACATCTTACCATCATAGGTATTGATGGCGACTTCGCCGAGAGATAATTGAGATACGGTTGGAGTGCCGCCCTGCGTTGCAGAGCGTCTCAGTTTGATAGTTTGTGCCATGTGGCTCCCCTAAAACTTGCGTATATACGCTAGGTTATATTGTTTGTTTTTAGAATGTGCCGCCGTCAAGGATACCTGTGAAGGATGCTGCAAAGTTTCCTGCAGTCATTAACTTAGAAGTAGTACTTCCATCATTGACCTGCCAGTAGTCGGTTGCTTCGTTCCAAAGCAATGATACGTTAGTAGCAGTTCCTCGTTCAATTTCAAAACCAGCGTTCTCAGAAGGAGTACCTGTTTCGTCATTGTTGAGCAGCATAATAGAGTCGCCGATAGCAACAGTATTAGAATTTACAGTAGTAGTTGTACCGTTTACAGTAAGATTACCTTGAACAACAACGTTGCCCGAAGCTGTCATTGTAGATGCAGTAATATCATCGGAGTTTAATGCTCCGTCTACAGTTACATTGTTAAACGTTACGTTCGAAGTAGTTGCAACGGCCTGACCGATAGCAAAAGTAACTTTATTGTTGGAAGCTGTAGTTGTTACACCGGTGCCTCCTTCAAAGTCTAGAGTTTCTGTGAGAAGTGCTACTGCGTCAGAGCCAGAATCGCCTGTAACGTTTAGAACACTTGCAACACTTGCAGACCCTGCGGCAGTTAAACGACCTTGCCCATCTACTGTGAAAGTAGGAATAGCAGTAGTAGAACCATAGCTTCCTGCAGTTACAGCAGTATCATCAAGATCAATAGTAACTTCATTATCAGAAACAGTAGTAGTAATACCTGTATCACCGGTAAAGGTTAAGGTATCTGTGAGAAGTGCTACACCATCTGTACCACTATCGCCTGCAATATTAAGAGTAGTCGCTAGAGAAACTGTTGATGCTGCGGTTACAAGACCTTTTGCATTTACAGTAAGTACTGGAATTGTAGTAGTGGATCCGAATGTGCCAACATTACTGTTTACGGTTGCGAGAGTAGTAACTAAGTTTACAGCAGCGCCTCCATTGAAGGATACGTTTGGTGCGGTAAGGTCGCCAGAAGCAGAGAAGTTTCGTGCAGCTGCGAGAGTTGTAGCAGTAGTAGCATTACCTGATAAAGCACCTAAGAAAGAAGTAGAAAACACATGAGTTGCGCCAGATATGACACCCGCATCAACACTAATTGTACCGTCAAGAACGATAGGAGACCCCGCAGCAGGAGTAAGATTAAGTGCACCCGTAGAGGCGGAAATTGTATTAGCGTTGACATTTATATTATCAACTTGTAAAGCTGTGAGAGTACCAACAGAGGTAATTGCAGTTTGAGCTGCTTGCGTTACGCTAAGAGCTGTACCACTTGCGTTACCCGTTAAGTTACCAGTTACGTTACCAGTTAAATTAGCAGTGATTGTTCCTGCAGAAAAGTTTCCTGAGCCGTCTCGTAAAACTAGTTTGCTTGCGGTGTTTGATGCGGTCGCAGCAGTAATGATATCAGTATAATACTTACCACCAATGGCATCAATATCACCTGAGCCGCCTCCTGGACGTCCTATAAATAATTTGTTGGAACTAGCTGAATATGCTAGTTCTCCGTTCGAGAGTGCGGTAGGTGTTGCAGTACTAGTACTTCTTTTGATTAGAATTGTTTGAGCCATTTAGGTTCTCCGGTCAGCCTTAAAAGGCCCCTGCGTCAAGCGTATCATCGTCCTCTGCAACAACTAGGTTAGTCCATGCAAAAACTCCTGCGCTTATTTCGCGGTATACTTTGATTTCATTGTCATCCTCGTCATACCACGTATCACCCTCTGAAACATTTGTTCCTGTAGGCGTATCGGTAGACCGAAAGTCTTGATCTGCTAGTTGTTCTATGGCAGTCTGTAAGTTTGTTGCTGTTACTGTTCCATGAGGAACGTATGAGATACCGGCAGCTGTTGCTAAACCAATGGCAATACCTCTGGCCTCTACTAAAGTAGTATCTGTGCTAATATCTAACGATACAGCCTCTGAAGAAGAGGCTGTAATAGTCGTGACATTTTCGGATACAGTAATATTAGTAGTAATATCAGACACTATCTTGTAACTCCTTGGTTAAGGGTCACTGACCCGTGTAAAAGTTTTTGTACAATATTATCACTTGTTGTAAAGATCTCTAGATCATACTGATAAGTACCTGCAGCTATCGCATTCGTAACGCTGTTCGATAGGCTCATCTGAATTTTACCATTTGTGGGTGTGGGAATATTGCACGTAAACGTAGCCGTTAAAGTAGTCGAAGACTTAGTCGGTCTTAGCTGGGCACGTGCAGAGTACCCGGTCAAGTTTTTAACTGTTCCGGACTCAGATACTGTAAACTCTAACGCAAAGTCGGAACCTTGGTCAATAACTAGGTCGTAGCGGGCTGCTGTCATTTGATTTTCTCCATTACAGAATTATAGCCAAATTGAGGTGCTATGTCAAGATTTATTTTTTTCATGGTATCTACCTCCATCGAGGGCCTTCGAGCCAGTCCACCAAGGAGTATCTAACTCCATCTGTTATCTCTGTTACTCTATGTGGCAAATAACTAGGAAAAACTAAAATAGATCCCTGAGTTCTGAAATTAACAGGGGTTTCTACATCTTGAAACTGAAAGTCTCCGCCCTGATAAGTGGTAGGGTCACTAAGTTGTATAACTACTGATAACTTACGATCATACATAGATCCACCCTGCCAATTAACATCATGATGCCAGTTGTAAAAAGAACCTTTAGAGTATTCTCCAAACTGAGCATCAGGTACATAGTCTACATCAAAGTTAAAAGTAGATCTGTTTGCTTCAAATCCGTAATACTGTATTAATTTTTTAATTTCAGAATTATCTGTAAATCCTAGTTTAGTTTTTCTAACTTCAGAATTAGGTTTATGGTCGTTATCAGAAAAAATTGTACCGTCTTTAAGAGTAAGCTCTTCTTTGCACTCTTGTATTAATTTTTCGCATATTCTAGGGTGTATCTTACCTTCCCATAGCTGCCATGCTTGTCTCATTGTTCGTATCCTTGTGTGTTGAAGAAAAAAGTTTGAAAAAGCCTTCCATCGTGTTTATCTGTACCAAAGCCTGGAAGAACGCTACGATGGTATTGAGTTGCTTTATAGATTACTAAACGATTATAAACATTTCCTGCAAAGCTTAATAGTTCCCAGTTGTTCATGTCTTGATCCGTTTCCTCGCCTTGCGTACAGTCAGAGATACCACTTTCTTTATGTCTATAGATACCTGTGCCGGACTCTAAAGGAGCATCTGGTGTCAAGTATAGCACTGCTGCATATTCTGTTTTATCATGATGAACCCAAGTAGACGCATCCTCTGTAGTATACTGGTAAGAAGTATTGTACTCCGAGGGCCAGTAGCTTATCTTTTTATCTATAAGATTTTCAAAAAAAGTTTTTAAATACTCTGATTGTTTAGCAGGTTCAGGGCTAGTTCTTAGCCCTGGGTAGTTCCCGCTTATATCAAACTCCTGCTTTAAAGCTTCTTCTCTTACTTGATCTACATTATTGTAGAAATTATCAAAAATTAAAAAATTATTATTCATTATAGCTGTCCTATTCTTACTCTTAATGTTGTTCCAGAATAAATATCTATTCTGCCGTTTGTTCCGTCCATTTTTATTGACCCACTTGCTCCGGGCTTTGTAACTCTTTGATATTCTGTAAAAGTTGTGCCGCTTCCTGAGTATTCAAAAGCTCTATCAGTAGGTATATGCCAGTAAACATCTCCAGATACTGCAGGTGATTTTAATGCTTCAATAGTTGATTTCTTTACAGAGTCAGCTGCGGGGGAAGTGCCACTAGTGTGGAATGCGATGGTCGCACCTGCGTCACCTGTAGGACCTACAGCACCTTGAGCTCCCGTACCTCCTTGAGCACCTTGAGGACCTGTAGCTCCTTGAGCTCCTTGAGGACCTGGAGGACCTACACCGCCAGTATTACCCACCCCTCCTTGAGGACCTGCAACTCCTTGAGGGCCTTGAGCACCTTGAGCTCCTTGATCTCCTACTCCTCCTTGTGGCCCTGTAGCACCTTGAGCACCTTGAGCACCTTGAGGGCCATCATCGCCTACATCACCTTGAGGACCTGTAGCTCCTTGAGCACCTTGCGCGCCTTGCGCGCCTTGATCACCTGTTGGACCTGCGGGACCTGTAGCACCTTGAGAACCTTGAGCACCTTGAGGGCCATCATCTCCTACAGCACCTTGAGGACCTGTAGCTCCTTGAGAGCCTTGAGCACCTTGAGCACCTTGTGGACCTGTTGGACCTGTATCTCCATCAGTACCTGCAGCACCTACTGCTCCTGTAGGACCTGTAGCACCTTGTGGACCTGTTGGACCTGCAGCACCGGCGTCTCCTTGAAGACCTGTAGGGCCTGAAGGACCTGTAGCACCTTGAGAACCTTGAGCACCTTGAGGTCCTGCCGCACCTGTAGGACCTGCATCACCTGTCGGACCTGCGGGACCTTGAGCACCTTGAGGGCCCTGAGCACCTTGAGCACCTTGAGCACCTGTATCCCCTGTCGGGCCAGTTTGACCTTCAGTAATTAAAGGGGCTCCAAAGCTTCCTGAAACTAGAGCGGAAGCTGTTGTTGCGGTACCAATTATAGTATGTGTTACTCCAGTGACACCACCAGAGACTTGAGTAGCATTTGCGTACCATCTATTAGCAGTAATATTCTGCACAGCATACCAGTAAGCACCAGAAGCATTATAGAAAGTAGGAGTTATTTTTGTCATATCTGAGATAGCTGAAGAGCCGTCTGCAAATACCTGAACCCATCTAGACGTGTCGGATTGTGGGTTAGTAGAAATACCAGAGTGTGCGGACTTAGCTGCCCAAACTTTGCTATTGTAGCTTACTACAGAGCCTATTGCATAAGATGCTCCGCTGCTCCAGGCACTAATACTAGGGGCTGAGTTAAGTACTGTTTTAGATGCAGCTGAGTAGTATAAAAACGCACTAAAACCGTCCGGCCCTGCCGAACCTGCTGCTCCTGCCGCACCTGTAGGACCCTGCACTCCTCCACTACCTTGAGGCCCTTGAGCACCTTGAGCGCCTTGGTCTCCTTGAGGGCCTGCATCTCCTGTTGGACCTGAAGGACCTGTAGAACCTTGAGCACCTTGAGCACCTTGAGCACCTTGAGCACCTGTATCACCTTGCGGTCCTGTAGGGCCTGCTGCTCCTGTCGGTCCTGCTGGTCCATCCGGACCTGCTACACCTTGAGCGCCTTGGTCTCCTTGAGGGCCTACTCCACCTGTTGGGCCTGAAGGACCTGTAGCACCTTGAGCACCTTGAGCGCCTTGTGGACCCGTATCACCTGTTGGACCTGAAGGACCTGCTACACCTTGAGCACCTTGATCTCCTTGAGGACCTACCGAACCTGTTGGACCTGAAGGACCTTGAGCACCTTGATCTCCGTCTTCTCCAGCAGGTCCTACTCCACCTGTTGGGCCTGAAGGACCTTGAGCACCTTGAGCACCTTGAGCGCCTTGTGGACCCGTATCACCTGTTGGACCTGAAGGACCCGTTATACCTTGAGCACCTTGTGGACCTTGTGGACCTGTGTCTCCGTCGGGGCCTACAGGTCCTTGAGGACCTGCTGCTCCTTGAGCACCTTGTGGACCTTGTCCACCTACAGGACCTTGAGGACCTTGGGGACCTTGGGGACCTTCAGGAGACACACTTAAAGTTTGTACGCGTGTAAAAGTTAGGTCGTTTCCTAAGCTATCAGTAACAATTATATTTATAACTACATTACCCGAAGCTCCATTTATTGCAGTTATAGGTGCTAAAGTGTAAAAGTTTGAACCAGTTGTTATAGATCCTAAAGTAACATTGCTGGGGGTTACACTCGATACTCTAAAAGAGGGGAGAGTATAAGCAGATGTATCGTCATAAGCTATTTGAGTACCTCCAATACTAACTGTAAGTGTAGTACCTGTACTAGAAAAGTCAAGAGAACCACTGGAAGTAGGGATGCTAACATTATCATTAGTTAGATTTATGTTTATAGCATCCAAGGCTCCATTAGAGGTTCCTTCTATTCCTCCTGTGGCGCTTGAAGGTTCATATGCTGAAAATACTTGTCTGCTTGCTGAGTTGCTTGGAGCAACATTTACAGCATACCGAATCCAGTAATAGTTTGTTGTGGTTCCCTCTCCGATTACAGGATCGGTATAAGTATTACCTTGAGAAGTGCCTATAAGATTTAAGGAACTGTGCCCTCTATCGTTTACGGACGCTTTCCAGATTTCTGTAGTATAGGTAGCTGGATTAAAGTTTGAAGCATTAACCCAGTTTAACTCAACACCTCCTCTGTTAGTAGTAGTTGCTGTAAGACTATTTGCATTTGGACCAGTAGGAGTTCCTACTGGTGCAGTTACAGGGGCAGGAGCTGAAACAATGCTGCCTTCTGATACTTCAACAGTATCAATTAAGTATGCATTCTCTTCGTGCTCTTCTGCCGTTACTTGAACCAAGCAATTTGCATTAATACTTAGGTTTGTAATACGATATATTTTATTCGTCCACCCAAATCGAGGATATGATATACGAATAAGGTCGCCCGCTAAAAGCAGTACGCCTCTCGGAGCTATAGTAAAGTTGACTTTTACAGAAGCTCTAGACTCGTCTAGATACTGTTTGGCATTCATTCGAGCATTAAAATAGTTGGTAACGTAAGGAGCTTTTACGCTTCCCTTCTTAGGAACCATTCTATCTTCTTTTAGATACTTAGAATTAAACATCATTATGCTACGACCTTCAAATCTATTTTGAGGATCGTTAATTCCTACATCTACTTGGTTATAAGTACCTTTTTGTCCTGCGTCCTGTACATCTATTTTTCCAATAATGTCAGTTTCATTTATGTCTTCTACGATATAGGTTTCGGAGCCAACAGTGATACTTGTAGTAGATTCTGCTCCTTTCTTCAAAGCCAAAGAGTACTTACCTGCAGAGTACCTTAACATTCCGTTAAAGTGCCCAAGCATACTATTAATATTACTGAATATAGACTTAGAAGTGTCAAGAGTAACGTTTGTTTGGTGGCGTGTAGCATGTCTCTGATTTTGAGACTCCCACCCTAAGTATCTCCAATATTTAACATCGTCAGAATCATATAAACTATAACCACTAGAGTATCTTAGTGAGGAGTATGTTTTGACAACAGGATCTCCGTCAAAGGTATGTCTGTTTTTGTAAGTTGCATCAGAGTTTCTATTTATATCTACAGCTAAAGTAGAAGAGCCTGACCCCGATACTTTAGTAATTGTTAAGGACGTTTTAAAGTCACTGCTACCTGAAGACGCTGGCTCAGAAACAGTACTTGCACTACCACTATGCTCATACAGTCTTCCATTATGGTAGTATAAATCTTCATCAGCGAATACTTTCCAATCTGCCCATCTTGTTACTATCTTGCCTAAAACGTTTTCAAAAACAACGCTGCGTCTAGTATTGCCGTCTATAGTAACAGCATCTCCAACGCTTTTTACTGTACCTTGCCATGCTGTTCCGTAGGAAGAGCTAGAAGTTGCATACTTATACACATCTCCTACAACAGGTTCATTTGAACCTACCAAAAGAGTTACATTAGATTGAGTATCACAAGCTCTTGCTGTTTGAAAAAAGCTTTCGGCATCAAGATCCTGATCTAAAGATAGGTTTCTTCCATATCTATCGCTCTGCATATAGTCTAAGAGTTGCATAGCAGGGTTGTTAGTAACTCTTAAGTCGCCGCCCTGTGATCCTATAATTTTATAGCTATCGCCTTGCTTCGGTAAAAACTCAAAAGGAGTATCTACTAAAACTGTCTTGCTGCTACCGTCATAATCAACAATATTTCTTCTTTGAGTTCTTATCTCTCCGCTTCCAAGAGTAGTAGAAACTTCAATATCCATACCGTTATAGGCGTTAGCTGTGCCGGAAGCACTGCTATTTAGTTTTAAGCTTTTAGCCGCAACTACAAAATCGCCTATTATTGTTGAAGCACTTGTTTGGGTTTCACCAACATTTGCAAGACTTCCACTGCTTACACTATCTGCAACAAACTGATTTAAAAGCGTAGGAGAAAACTCTTCTGTTAAGCTCTCGATAATACTAAAAGGTCTGTCAGTTGGAAAAGCAAGAAGAGCTGCATGTACGTCACTACTGCTACTAATAGCAATATTAATACCGCCACCAGAATTATTACTTACTCCGGTAATTGCAGTCGCTAAAGTTGTGGGTAGCGTTCCTGACTGCTCAACAGCATCGTGAGATACTAAATGCAGTGTATTTGTACCGTCGGTTATGTAGAATTTCTTGAAAGCTACATCGGTTGGATTACTAGTAAACTGTATTCGAGCTTCTTTGACTAGCTTACCTATAGGGGAAATTTGATAAATATCTTTTACAGTCGCAGTACCGATGGTAACGTCACTTTGACCAGAAACCTCGCCTTTGACAGTTACGCTCTGGCCTATCTGAAAATTAGTAATACTTTCGCCCGTAACCGAAGAATCTAATTCAAAAGCGTGATCATAGTTATAGCAGGGCACGCCCTTTCCTCGAACAACAAAGTCGAGAGTAGGTATAGTAGTCTCCCCTTCGCCAATAGTGTACTCAACAACCATATAGGCTGTATCTAAAAGTCTGTGGTTTGCTCCCCAGTAAGGCTCTGAGCCTTGGTAATACTCGTTTCCTACTTTAAAGTTATCAACATTGGATAGAAGCATATCTGCTGCTTTCTGATCTGATTTACCAGAAAAGAACTGTGCTTTTGCATCTATAGGAGTTGAAAAAGTAATGCCTTTACCATGAGTAATACCAAAACCGTTTGTATCTTCTTGAAATACAGGAGTATTATTGTTAGTACTTTGATAGGCTGAGTAACTATACTGAGCTTCCCAAGCTGCTCCAATTTCATTCCAGTCATTGCCTAAAGAGCCTTGAGCTTGTGTTGTGCCTGTTGCATACTGAACAGTACCACCTACTATTGTGCCTCCCAATAGAGTATCACCTCTATCCATTCTACCAGCGCATAAAACATCAATAGTGTTTTCTGCAGTTTGAGTGGCTCTAGTATCATTATCATTTTTATCTATACAAATAGAAGTTGTATCATCGAAATACATATCGTAGATACCTGCTACTTCCCCTTCACATATTGCATAAGCGACAAAAACTTTACGAGAATCATTGGCCAGCGTATCTACAAAAACGGGAATACTATCAATCTTATTAACGCCATAGATAACAGGAAGATATTTTGCATCTAAGTTAAAGCGTAGATCTGCCTCTCTGTCCACTTCGACTTGATACTCAATCTGCTTGTACTTTTTCATACCAGCCCAGTTTCGCTTCATTTTTAACTTAGTTTTAGTTTCTTTAATTTGATAAATTGATACTAAGTTAATGGCTTGCTCACTGTGTAGAAAGCCCAGGTCTCCTGCATATGCGGGTCGGATTGCAGATAAAGGACTTGCTTTGTTATTTTCGTCTAAAGCTCTATGAGAGCCGTCAGAAGTAATTCGTCCTTGTACTCGAGAAAAGTCTCCCCAGTGGCTAGTAAGTGTCCACGTTATCATAGAGGATTTTGAGGGGTCTTCACTGATTTTTCCTGAACCAATGATACCCTTAAAGATTAAGTAGGGCTCACCTATAATAGAGCCTACAGGATATACTGTGCCGTCTATAGTTTCTTCTTCTACTCGAAGATGTGTCTTGTAAACAAAAACATCTCTATTTAGATATTTTGCATAAGTAGAGTTAGGGCTAGAGTCTCTTTCTGTAATTATACCTTCAATTTCTGGACTAGCGAAGGTCAGAGTTAAGGACTGTCCAGAGCCTTGTCCCATAGTAGTATTCTGAGGGGTTATATTGGCTCTTGTATTATTAAGTTCAAAACTTTCGATTCTTATGCTTTTTCCGTCATTTAAACCTCCTGTAACTGTTATTACATCTCCCTCTCGAAAACCTTCGTCAACTAAGTCTTTAGTTCCTGTAAGGGTTCCTGAAGTTACGGTATATGTATCAGATACAGTAGTGCTTAAAGCAGCAGCAGAAAGTTGTAAAGACATACTAGTAGTCTTGGCTTCAATGGTTTCTGTGATAGAACCCACGGAGCGAATTTTACTTGCTATGTAAGTTTGATCGCCATTGGCTACTCCTAAAGCTGTGGTAGATCCGTCATTAAAAACTATGTCGTAAGAGCCATCGCTCAAATATACATAGTCTTCAGGTCTACGACCACTTTTACCTGTAGGGGTTAGTAAAGGTTTTTCAAACTTTACTAGGTGTGCATAAGTAAAAGGCTTTTCTGCAAGCAAAGAAGCCTTTGTAGTATCATTTATATTTCTAACGCCCATTATTGTACTTCCTCCAGATTGAGACTGAACTTGAATAAGTTATCTGTGTTTAATGAATATTCTTGCACATCACCTTTAATAACTACTCTCATTAAAGGATTTAAGAAGACAAAATCGTCCCCTGCAAATATCCTTTTAGAAAGTGGAGGAGTAAAATGTACGCGTACTTGCGCTGTAGACGGCTGAGTAAGAGCACTGTGATAATCAGCGTTTGTCTCTACTCGAGTAACCATATAAGCTTTGTTGTGGTTGGAGTTCGAACTAGCAATATGAAACATATCTCCTGGAAGAGGGGTACCGTTTGAGCTTGCTGTATATCCTGAGCTTTTTCCAATAAGTACAGAAGTAGTTCCGGGCTGTGTTGTTGCAGCAACATCTAAATGTCTAACTGTACCGCCTCCATTAAGAATCCAAGTATGGAAACTTGCACTTTTTGGCGTTCGATATTGAGGTAAAGAAACGAAAAAAGGATGTATCGGTCCGCCTCTCTGTAGTAGAAAAGTATACAAAGGGTCAAAGTCTTCACGAGTCATAGGGTTATAAGATATATTAGCATCCCAAGAGTGGTAGTTAATTCTACGGGCAATTAGTCTGCCTGAGTTTGTTCTATCTCTCATAGCCGGTTGTTTAGAAGTTAGCGACACAGAAGCAAAACCTGCTGAAGAGCTGCCTGCAACTTGTCCTGCATCCCCAATAGTATTATTGGGGTCGGGTAGTATGTTTTGAAAATTTGTAAAAGATGCCATTAGTATCTACTCACTCCTTCTGTAGTTTTATTGTAAACGGTAGTATCTACTCCGTCCATAAAACTTTCTCCGTATGAATTTGCTGCGTCTCGAATCATACCTATTATGTTTCCTTTTTGTCCAATTAGTAGGTCCTCTACACCCGTAGCGTCTACTGTATTAATATTAAAACTTACGTTTGTACTTCCGCCTGCATTCTGGCCTGAAGGTATAATCTCTCCTGGAGTATCTGGCATAAACAGCTCTGGTCCTTGCTCTCCTACAACATACCCACCTCCAGCTCTGTGCTTATATCCGCTAAATGCAGGTCTAAAGTTGTCTGCTCCGCCTATGCCATCGGCTCCTCTCATGTAAGCAAGTTCGCCCGAGGCACTGTTACTTTTTGCAAGATCTACAGTGTTGTTTCGCTGACCAATGCTTATCTTAGAAGGTGTTGCTCCTCCTCCTATAGATCCGCCGCCTTGGAAAGACGTTGCAGAAATCATGGCAAGTTGTTTAGCACCCATAGATACCACCATAGCCGCAGCTGCAGCACCAAGTGCTGGACCAACAATAGGTATAGCAGCTAACGAAGTATAAGCTGCGATAGCACCTTGAGCGGTAGAGATAATGGTTTGAGCCATTTTCATCTTCTTTTCTTGCTCAAAACCTTTTTTAGCTGCTGCTGTCTTTTTCTTTTCAAGAGCTTCTAGCTTAGCAACGCTGCCTGCTGATTTTCCGTCTCTTGCTTTTTCAGCCGCGATCTCTTGGTCTATTCCTCTAATTTTATCTGCGGTAGCTGCTTTCTGCATTGCCGCCATGCCTGAGATTAAAGAAGAGGCGGCACCTAAGCCTGCCTGAACCTTGGCAGAAGTGCTGGCAGATGCATCTCCCATCGTTTCCATTGCACTTCCAAAAGAAGTTGCAAAATTCTGTATTCCACCAATAGCCGCACTCATTGTTGCCCCTTCGGGCCCCATAGCTGCTAAGTCCTCTGTGACACCTTTTAAAGTACCACGTGCTTGTTCCATAGATGCTGAAGCAATTACCCCATCTGCGGCTACTACCGAAGCATCATTCTCGTTTCCACCTGCATCTGCAAGGGCTCTTTCTCTTGCTGCTTTGGCATTTGTGACATCTGCCTGGCCTGCCAGACTTGCAGTTGCCGCTGCACCCATGCCCGATGCGGAAGCTTCTTGGGATCTTTTATTATAGTGAGCCGTAATTTTTGCATTCTCAGCTTCTATCTGTTTTAGTACAGCTAGCTCGTCTTTAACCGCATCTCTGCCTATTTGTTTTTGTGTTGTAAGAGCTAGCTCAAGAGCTATCAGCTTATTCTTCATCCGCTGCATAATAGCGGCATGAGCGCCTTCTTCGTCTCCCATAGCTACTCTTTTAGCTGCCAGAGACACGGCTTCTTGGTCTAGCAAAGCACTTAGTCTTTCATCATTAGCAATTGTTGCCATAGTGCCTTGAAGCGCTATAAGTTGAGCTCTCTTATTTTCAAAGAGTACCTTATCTGCTCCTATTGCCTTACCTGTAGAGTCCTTTACACGTGCAGCCTGCTCTTTAGTCATTGTAGCTTCTATTTTATAGAGTTCAAATGCCTGATTATACTTTTCATTAAGGGCTCCAGCGCCAAAATCTAAGCCCTCTGTTAAGTCTATTATTGTTTGGATTCCGTCAATGTCTGCTGCAAATCTTCCCTTAGTTTTAGAAATTTTTGTAGACTCTGTACTTATTACTGATATAGCGTCACTTGCACCATCCAAAGCTTGTTGAAGAGAGGCTCCTTGTACATTGGCTGCTTGAATAGCACCTTCTAAGGTTTGCATAACAGACACAGGTGCAGTACCATCGGCTAGTACTCCCTTCTCAAAAATGTTTAAGGCGGCTCTTAAATCCGCCGTATTTTTGTCTGCAAGACTTTTTAGCTCCGTATTGCCTTTTGCTGCAGCCAAGGATGCGATACGTTCTGATTGAATAATTCCTTCTTGTACCAAAAGCTTAGATGCTTGGACTGCTGTTCCCGAGGAGGTGTCAAAAAGTTTTTGAGCATTAGCAGTGGCTTTTTTGGCGTCCTCAAGTTGTTTTTCTAGTGCTTTTATTGCGGCTTTTCTATCTGCCATATAACCACCACCGGCACCTCCGTCTTTTGCAGTTAAGTTTAATTCTAAAGCGCCTTGAGGAGCATTAAGTGCCCCTTGTTTTTTAGCTAGTGCTCCTGTAAGATTTTTCTCCGCAAGTTGTGCTTTTGCTAAAGCTGTTAAGGCATCTGCCTCTTCTGCAGTTCGTATATCTGTTACGCCCTGCTTTATCTGTGCGAGCTGGCCGACCGTCACACGTAGGCCTGCTATAAACTGGTCATTTGCTCGTGTAACAAGATCGAAAGTACTTACAAGCTGATTAAATACAGCAGGAAACTCTTCCATTCTTTCTTTATTATCTTCTAATGCTTTATCTAGGAAGCTCGGAGGCTGTCCGAAAAATTTGTCATACGCTGCTTTCAGTATCCCAAAGCCTGCTATAAGCTGACCAATAACAGGGATCATGCGAAGTGATGCAGCTCCAAAAAGGCGCATTCTTTTAGTGCCCAGTGCTATAGAGTCTCCAAGTTTTCTTTTTGCGCGATCTAGCCCTTTTACTTGTTGACGGTTTTCTTGCATCGCAATACTTTCGTCATTAATACCTGCGAGGCCTAGTTTTAAGCCTTTTCGCATTTCTCCGCCCTGTATTAAAGATAAAGCTTCTACTTGAGTACCTGACTTACGTGCGGCTTCTTCAGTCGCTAAAGCTGCTGCGTATCTCTTTGTTTCTGCGGCTCCGTCTGCTTTACGTTGATTGTATTGTGCTTGATCAATTTTTTTATTTTTAAGAAGTGTACCATTTCTTTTAAGTTGGGTTTCTTCAGCTTTAAGAGCAGCAACATATTGATCGGTAGTTTGGTCCCCTGTTTTAATTGCTTGAATTAAAGCTTTCGCTGCTTTTGTTCTTCCTTTTGTTTTTGCCAAACCCGATACTTCTTGCTTGGCAAGAATACTCTGAGCTTCTGCAGCTTCCGAGGCGGCCTGTGCCTGGTTTGTAAGTGCGGGTATCATCTGCTTTGCAACACCTGTACCGAACAGCACCATGGCACCAATCATTACCGGCATATTATCTGCAAAAAAGCCTGCTAAAGGCCCAAATACCGTATTGAGAATATTGATGCCTCCTTTCGATATATTATCAAAAGTAGCGGCTAATCTGTCGAAAGGGTTTGACTTCATGTGTTCAGAAAGTGCTAGGAATTTATTACTACCTTGCTCAATAATGGCGTTTGTAAATGCCATACGTCTTTCAAACATAGTTAGTTGACCAGGTACCTTACCTAGAGTGTCCGCAAAATCTTTAGTTGCTTTATCGAGACGAACCATAATTCCTAATTCATCTAGAATTTCAGGCTCAAGCTTGGCGGCACCACGAATAAGTCTATCCATTGCATCCGTCATGTCTCTGCCTAAAGCTAAAGAAGCTCCTTTTGCTACGGACGCTAGGCCTTCTAATTGCTCCTGGTTGAAGCCTGCCGAAGTACCAATAGCAACTGCAGACATTGCATCTGCAGCAGAGATTGCTGTTCCTGTTATCTCTCGCAGGCCATCAGAAATCATTTTTAAGTTTGCGCCAGCTGCTCTACCTGTAAAAAGTAGGCCTTCTTCTAACTGAGAAGCTGCTGAAGCCCTTTTCAAGGCTCCAAAAGCTGCGGTAATTGCGAAAACGTTAGCGGCGAGAGTTGCATAAGCAGGTACAAGTGTGCCTTCTATACCAGTGGACATTTTAGAGAAAGCTTTAGTGCCATTAGAAGTAGCGCCAGCTACGCCTTTTTGCTTTTTCTTGTACTTATCATTAGACTTAGTAAGCTTTTCGGTTGACGCAGCAGTTTTATCAGCCTGCTTGCCTATCTTTTTTAGGCTGCCGTCCTCCATGACTTTGTACGTTACTGTTATGGTATCTGCCACTAGTGTTTTCTCTTTAGCTTCTCCCTCTCTCGTTTAAGTGCTTCATGAGATTGTTTGATAGCCCTTGATTCTAAAAAAGTTAGAATCTCTAAAAATAGTTCCTTGTCTTCTACTTGGTGGATCTGTATGTAGTGGTCTAAATTAGTAAAGTCCTTACCTACGTACCCTATGTCAGCATAAATACGATCTCCTAAACCTTGAAAAGTATTCATTGCATCTATTACAATATTAGGGAAGTCTTCCCAGTCGGGAGGTACTTCATCTTCAACAGGCTCTTGCCCCATTTGTTCACACATTTTAAAGTAACGCTCTCGCGTCATTTTTGCTTCACTATTCTTGAAGTACTTCTCTAGCCGGTTTAGGGCTTCGGTTTTTTGTTCCTGTGCGAAAGTTATCCAAATCAAAGACTACCTCGTTAAGCCAAGTGTCAAATTCAGTAGAAGAACTAACAAGAGTTTCAGCGTTATCTTCGCTATACTCTAGCTCTTTTGTGGCGTCTTGACCATCTATATCGACTAGTAATAGTGTCTCAAGATGGGCTAAGGTCAGTCCCTTCCAGTTTTTAACAACTGCGTTTGTAAACTCAGTTATAAACTTGTCTTCATCTAAAGTTTCTACTGCTTGTCGTGTCTTGCGATCAAACTTAGTGCTGGTACACTTCTTGCGTAGTCCTGTTAGCTCTTTTCGTGCTAAGTTAGCTACTTCTACTTCGAATCCCGGTAAGCCAGGAAAGTCAACCCAAACTGCTTTGGTATCAACCATTAATTTTTTTAAATCCATTATTATTCCTTATTTCTAGTTAAGTGTGATTTTAGTGCCGAGGTCGGCAACGTTGTCGTTCATTTTCCAATCATACGCTTGAGTATAAACATCTGATACAGTGTTTCTATTTGTAAAAGTGCAGTGTTCAAGATTAAACTTAAAGCCTCTAAAGTTTGTACTCGACGCTCCATTACCTGCTGTTATGACAACGGTTACATCTTCCTTCCAGCCCTGAACATCAGAGTTCGAATTGTTTGTAACATACTGCCCTACAGAACCTGAGAGTATTCTTTTTTGGAGCGTAAACTGAGAAGGGTACATAGAGGTAGCTGCATTAGTTACGCTCAACGCATCATTGACAGTCTCATAAGGTATCCATTTCACTGCGTTTTGAAGCTCAACAGAACACTTATAAAGACCAGAAGAAAGATTTTCGCCGTCTATAGCAACCGCTAACTCTTTTGTTATCTGGTAGTCTCTCGTGCCTCGTGAAGGCAAGGAGATTCCATTTAAGAGATCGGTTCCTCTAGTCAGCTTTGATGCTTCGCCTGCTAGTGTCAACTTGAGATTCTGTAATTTCTCAATTATGAATGTCCCATTAGTTATAACACAAGTTTCAAGCTTATAAACATCATTTGGTAGCTTTATGTATAAAGTAAAGGTATTTAAAGTATAAGTACCGGTTTTGTAATCCACCAAAAGATTAAACACAACATCTAAAGCACTTTGTGTTATCATTGGTATTGTCATCTCAAAGTTCGCAGGGTTAGCTTTTTTAATATTAGACGCGTCATGCATCTTGTGCTGCTCGTGCAAAGTTTTTTGAGGGTATGTCTTATCCGTAAAAGTTTGACTAAAACTTAGCTCAGGGCCTACGTCTAGTCTATGGTAAGATGAACCGTCATAAAGGTAGACCTCCGCTTCTTTATTGAAATTGAAATTAGCCATAATTCTCCGGATAAAAAAAGGGGCTCGAAAAAGAGCCCCTTCTAACTTTTTCTACTTCATAGTATAGTCCAAAAGACCTCCTATGTCAAGAAATATTTTTACGCACCTTTATACTTAATGAGAAGTTCGTCAGTAGAATCAATATCACTGCCCAAAGCATGGAAATTAACTTCTAAAGAGATAACATCCTCAATAGAGTGTGTTGGCACTTCTAAGTGGCATGCTGCCATCTTCATTTCGATACGAGGAACCGCCGTTGCACCTCCGATCTTAAAGTCAAGATCAAAATCATTAGTAACAGTACTGGTTCCTTCGATAAGGTTCTCAAACAAGTCCATACTTGAACTGCTAGTATTGTTTAAGTAGCAGGTAAAGCTGCCTGAAATACTACGAGTTCCTGTAACATGGTCTAACGGAGTATTTACCACACCTAAAGTTTCTGGGGTTAAGAACGTCATGTTGTTCGAAATAGTGATACTTCCACCAGTTAGTGTAAGCACATAAGGATCTACACTTGTTGGGCTTGCTGAAGAGGCTACAAGCTCAGTTAAACGGTTACGAATAAAGTTACTGGTGCTTCCGATTCCTTCATACTTTGTGCGAGTTGGAGCAGCTTCTTGCTCTGTAATTATAGTTCCCATACCAGACCAGTTAATAGTCGTGATACCGTCAATATCAAAGTCAAGACCAGCTTCGTTTACACAACAGTTTGCGATCTTATAAGTAATTGTAGATTCACCTGTAGTACCACCAAGTGTAAAGTAAATATTTGCTTTACCAAGACTTGTTTTATTTGAGTTTGCAAAACTGATGTCTAGGTCATCTGTGCCAAGAGTAAATCCTTCGAAAGCAGCGCCGGTCTGAATAGCACTACCGACAGTCATTGCCCATAAAACTTCCTCTACTGCGTGATGATTTGCTGCAGCATCGACAGTACCCGCGTCTGAGTTACCTGCGGCGACAAAGGGGCGTGCATAAGTAGAAAAGCTCCACTCTGCTGGTGCAAGAGAGTCATTGAACATCTTGCGACCGCGTCGGCTGACATTGCTGCCTGCTGACATTTCGTTTAAGGTTACTTCTGAGCTGTTAGTTGCCTGTGAGAAAGAAAATCCGTCAAGTACGGGAATCTCCCATACACCTGCTTCTGTCCCGTTTGCAGCTAGGGGTGCGACAAAAACCTTACTGTCGCGGCTAAAAAACATGTTATCTGCCATAGTTATTCTCCTATGTTATCTTGAAAAGGCTAGGACGTGAACTTTTGCTCGTGCCTGCATTTTCTAATATCGAACCTCTATAAGCATCTCTCCGACGCCCATGGGTTCAAGCACACCTTCATCAGTTTCAATACTGACTATTGTGATTTGTTGTGTAAATTGACCCGTATTAGTACGATCAAAATACTCTAATCGAGAGTTTTCTTCTAAAACAGTCTCTACGTCTTCCATCAATTCGTCTAGTGCTTCTACCGCGTCTTCTGCTTGCACGTAGCATCTTAATGTAATAGAAAGAAACCTATCTTTATACCCGCCAGCCTGATACTCTCTTGTCTCAGATCCAGCATTTAAGTGAACTGTAGGAAATTCCTCCACTTCATCCCAAAACTTTAGTCTTGGAGATACATTTTCATTTAAGTCTGTTAAGTATGCTCCCGACCCGTTTATATCCTTGAGCTTACTAACGATGGCTTGTACAATGCCTAGACGTCTTGTAGTGTATGCTCTGCTCATTATAGTCTCCTGGTATATAGTCTACCGATTGCGGCAGAAGCTGCAATTTCTCTTATAGACTTATCAATTAATCTTCTAGGGTCTCTTTCTACACTACCTTGTGCGTACCCTGGCTCAAAAGTCTGGTACGGATTTTTCTGATAAGTGTATCCCACACTAGTAAAGCCTTTATTTGTTGTTGTGATATCTACTGCTTTTACACTTCGGGCAAATCTTCCTGTACGCCGGTTAAGAGCTGGGTCTTCCATATTCTGCTCTACAACTGTAGGGAGTTGACTGTTTAACATTGTCAACATCTTTAAAGGGCTAGATGCAGGACTTTCAGAAGCTTTTTGTCTTTGACGACTCATTCTAGCCGCCCTTACTCCTGCTCCTAGTTTAGTTGCACTTAGGCCCTTACCACCTGAACTTGCCTTATTAAGTTTATTTGAGGCAGTTTTACTGTTTATTTTAGTATCTTTTGCAGTTACTTTAACATTTTTAGTTTTTAACTTCTTAAAAGGGTCTACAATATTCTTACGTATTTTCTTTCTTTTCTTAGCATCTATGCTGTCAGATCCTTTTAGCTTTACTAATCCTTTACCCGTGTCTATTGACTTTTCTAGCTTTTTAATTGCTGCTTTTAACTGTTTTTGTAGAGCTTTCTTTGCAGCCTTAACTTCAGCACCTCCGCCCTTACCCTGCTTGTTTAGGTAGTCGGACTCTAGAGAGATAGTATGTGAATCTTGCTTATCATTTCTTAAAACGGTTATTAAAGTATCTACCCCTAATACATCTTGCAAGTCTGAAGAAGTTGCCTTGCTGTCAAGTTTTTCACTATTTGCAATACCATCAAAACTATCTCTTAAAAAACTTTCAAAAATACCTGCCCCTTTTGCGTGCCCTGCATTATAATAACGGCCCGCAGCTTCTGCAGTTTTACCGCTGGCAGTACGTAAACTTCTGTTTCTTAGCCTTCCTGTTTCAGGATTTACTTCTGTAGTACTTTTTAAATGAGCCTGTAACTTTTTAAAGAACTTTTTAAGGGCAGGCTGATAAGCTAATTTTACTTTTGAAAATACATCACTAGGGTATATTTTTCTTTTAGATCTACCAAGTGTAATAACACGTTGAGATCCTACGCTTGAATCGAACTTAAAAGATATAGTATTTGCTGTTGACTTATACTTATACTCAGCCTTTGTTGCCATTTTTGAAAGTTTTTTATCAAGATCTTCTTTCATTTCTTTTGACAGTCTGTTTATAACCTTTCTATCTTCTTGTGTAAGTACTAGTTTATTCTTTGTAGACTCTAATTCTATCTTTGTTTGTTTGGCCATTTCTAAAGAACTAAACTTAAAAATATGTACTCTTTTATCTCCAACAAGATCTCTATAGAGATTAGTCCCGCCCTGACTCTGTAACGTACTATTTAACTTATTACAAAATGCTAATACGGATTGCTTACTCATTAAAAGTTTTTATATAGATCCAAGACTCTTTTAATGTGGTCTGGGAACGCTACGTTATTACGCTGGCTAGAAGAGGCACTATTTTGAATGCTTGCACCTTGTATAGTTTGACGTGCTTTGTGCTCGTCTTTCATATAGTATGTAATTAAATCAATAACTGCAAGCTGTAAGTCTGCAGGGCACTCTGCATATCCTGCTTTATATGTAATCTTTACGGCAGCAGGGCCTGTAGGCCAAGACTTACCAACACCGCTTGTATTAACGCGATAGATACTATCAGTAGAGCTATCTGCATAGTACTCTGTAGAAGGCACAGTAGTGTAACTAGCACTAAAAGTTTCTCTTTCCTGTACTGATACTATAGTCACTATAGGAGTCTCTGTCAGTTGTACTAGGCTAGTAGCCCAGCTAACTGTGAAGTCTTCTACTTTATTTTCAGTGTAGTGGTCTACTAAGGTAGTTCCACAATAAGTTTTTACTAATGCACTCACGGCCGAAATTAAAGAATTGATCCGAGAATCTTCTTTTGTACTTTGGATATTCTCCGAAGTTTTGTATTCTTCAAGTGTAATCAAGTTTGCCATTTATAAGTCCATTAGTAAAAACTTAGGGGAGATAAACTCCCCTTCGTTTCTAATCTTTTGTAGATTAAGAGTCAGTACGAATCAACTTAACAACCGATACATCGGTAGTGCCGTTGTTAGCACGCAACTGGTTGAAGCCGAGTGACTGGCTAGCAACAATTACGTTACGCTGGTTCATTACTTCGTAATCCTGCTCTACAGATACACCGCGGAGACGTGGGATGACGTGGTTACGAACGTTAACACAGTAGCCTACAGAAGCAGTGTTGGCTTCAGTTTCGAGCTGGTCAGATACAATAACTGGAGTGCCATAGATAGCGCCGACCATGCCGGTGATCTTAGTAGCAATATCAGAACCTACGTCAGTAATGTCAGCAAAAGCTGGATCAGCAAGCAGATCATAATAACGAGCCTGAGATACGACATAAACGAGGTCAGAAGGCATCATGCCATACTTACCCATCAACTTACGACCAGCAAGGAACTCAGCAGCAGTAACTGCAACATCAGCACTACCAGTAGAGTTAAGAACAGCAACGCTGTTAGAACCTGCAAGAGCTTCCAAGCCGTTAAAGCCTTCGTCGCCACCAGAGGTACCGTTGATAATTGCGTTGTCTACGGCACGAGCGTGGGCGCGAGCAACAGAGTCAACCAACATAGGCATCAAGTTAACGAGCACTTCTTCATCAACATTGTTGTCCATGAAAGTAGTAGAAACCAGACGGTTAGCTTTCAGAATTACCTGAGCAGCGTTATACTGGTTACCAGTTACCTGAGGACGGTTAGTCAAGTTACCGGCGGCAGCAGTGTTAGCGCCCCAAGTAGCTGGAAGTGCGTCGGTCTGAATTGGCAGTACTTGAGTCTGTGAGTTAATAGTAATCTCACGGAAAGCCTGGGCCAACTTCAGTTCTTGCATGATTTCTTTCTCGATTTGAGTAGAAACGCCTTGAGCGATGTCACCAGCATTAGCTGCATAGTTTACGCCTGCTTTTTCAAACAAGTCCTGAGAGTAAGAAGTATCCCAGCCTTTGCCAGTCATTACGCCTAGCATGTGGCCAGTCATAAACTCTTTAGCAAACTTAGAAATGTCGCCTTTACCTTCTGAACGGTCGCCGAAGCTTTTCTTGCTGTTTTGCATAGCAGTAATTTCAGCTGATTTCTCTTCGAGGTCCTTGCCGTACTTAGCAATAACTTCGTCGAACTTAGCATCTTTTTCGTTAAGCTGCTTCTGTACGTCAGCCATAAGAGCTTCTACGCCAGTTTGTACGCCCGCTTTAACACGGATTGATTCGGCTTCTAGAGCCTGAGCTTTTTCAACTTCTGCTTCGGCGGATGCCTTGGCTACTGCGTCGTCAGCTGCTTTTTGCTCGGCTTGCTTCATTGCGATTTTAGCAGCTGTATCTTCAGCTACTTTCTTTGCAAAAGCTTCCAAGTCGATGTTTTGATTGTCCATTTTGATCTCCTGATCTGCGGAAATAAGTTCCGCGCTTTTAGGTGTGTTGTCACTAGCTATATTTGAAGAAGTATCTTCGTCCTTAGCCAGAGACTGACCTGCTAGATCTACACGATTAGTGAAAGTTTTTTTGAACTCTTCGTACTCTTTATCAGAGTCAAAAGACTTCGCGAGCGAAAAAGTAGCTGACTGATTACAAGGTACGGAAACAACCGATACCTCAAATAGCTCAGCGTCCTTAATCATAAGTCCGTCGGTTTCCTTAATGTAATCAGCATCCTTGACTCGGAAACCTACGGAAAAGGCCCCAAGAACACCGTCTTTTACTAGCTCTGCAACATTAGCAGGTGCTGACTTGCTAATCTTACATTCTAATTCCAAACCATCAGGGCCAGCTTTTAGACCTGTAGCTCGACCAATTGGCTTGTCATAGTCATGATTAAACAAGATAATTGGATTCTTTTCAAAGTTCTTTAGTCCACCTTTTTGCCAAGCTTCTACTGAGATGGAATCACCCGCGCGATCAAAATCAGCTGTACTTGCAAACCCTCGAATCATTACAGAACCATCGTCCTGTGCCTGAGTCTTGAAGGTAGACGTAAGATTAAAGATTTTATTCATATCTTAATCCTTTTTTACTGCTGGTTTAATAGCAGGCTTGACCGCTGCCTTAGGTGCAGGCTTTGGTGCTTTGGGTGTAACAGGTTTTGGCTCCGGCTTAGGCGGTGCCTTGGGCGCTGAGAGCTCAGGATATTGAATCCTAAGTGCATGAGTAAGGTACTTCCATGCTTTAAAACTTCTTTTAACAGTTATAACACAGCAGGCGTCTAAGCCTACAATTGCCATATATTCTTTTTGCTGAATACTTAAAGGCAACTCAAACTCTTTAAAATGTTTGAAAGCTGTTTCTAGTACTGCTTGTCTTTGACGAACTGCCATTTATTCTTCTCCTTCTTGTGAAGGTCTTCCGCCTTCATCTGGGTTAGCTGCGGAACCTGCAATATTTGCTGGAATCCTGATTTCCTCTGTACCATCTATAGGCTCGAAACCTAAACGCTCTCGCGCCTCTGCTGCGGTAATAATGCCTCCATTTACTAGTGAAGTATAGTAGGCGGACGAGTCACGTAACTCAGGCTGCAGAGCAGGGATGTTTGTAATATCTTCGCTTAACTCGAAACCGAAATATCTTTCCAGTCCATAATTAATTTTTCGAACAATAGGAAGTATAGTCTCAAGATAATATAATCGCATATTTGGGCGAATGTTAGCATTGTTTCCAGAGTCCATCAAGATTGGAGGGATTCCGAGCGCCTTTAAAATAATCTTTTCGTTCTCTAAGATTGCACTTTGAAAATCCAATTCTTTAAAATTAACGTTAGAAATAGAGTCTACTTCGATGCCACCATCTAAGATAAGAGGTCGGCGGCCACCAGCATCTGGGCGGTAGCGTGCTTGCCAAGAAACCATCATTCGTTCTTTGATCTTCTCGGAAAGTGTATTTGGTGATTTTAGTACTAAACCTGGAACTGCTCCGTTCTTAAAGAAGTTATCCTGAAATGATCGCATATGCTTCATAAGAACCATAGTACGAAGTGCAGGTTTTAAACGCGGTACGCCTCTATAGATAGAGTGAAAGGAGTTTTCTTTAATGTGAATAATTTCATCAGGACTAAAGGTAATATCAAACATTGTAAACTTCTCAATGTAGGTTTCTTTATCTGAGTGAATTTGCACATCAGTGGCAGGTAGATGATAAAGGTGAGCTCCATCAAAGTACAAAAAGATATTACCATCAATAAGTAAATCAATAATGAGGTTACGTTTAAAGGTGTTAATATCTTGATAAGGGTTAGGAGACTTGTTGAGAAGAGTCTCTACCTTAGAACGCTTAATACCGGGAACAACGCCTCGAAAAGCATTGTTTTTAGATACTAGAGTATGAATCTCAGCTACGTCATCGACAATCATATTTACGCCGCGATTAACGATCTCTAAGTCTTCATAGGCTCTTTCGTAGCTAAATGTAGGCTCTCTTGAAGACTCGACGCCGTGACCACCATTACCAATATGTATTTGGGCAGGGTTCAGCTTTTCTTCAACGTCTACGGTTTTCTTTTCAAAAGGGTTATACCAAGCCATGTTTTTCTCTTTGAATCTCTACCCAGCGCATTTGTTTCTTTGCAGTTCCTAGCGCAGGATCTTTGCCGTAAATTGAGTGGAGCTTTAAATGATGAGTATGACATAAAGTAACTGTGTGGTCATATAGCTCAGCATGATGCTCTTCTATAAAGTCATCCCGAAGTGCTTGAATATAATCAGGATTATGTTTGTTCTTTAGTAACCATTGATTTAACAATGGTGTCAAACTGTAAAAGTGGTGAAAATCGAGCTGCTCTGTTTCATCGCAAATCTCGCAAGCCGAACCTTTATTATACTTAGACTTTGCCTTATCTCGTACATATTTTACTACATCGCGTTTTAACTGAGGCATTTTAGTTCTGGTTCCTGATTTTTCATTGATAGAATTATATCGGCTTTAGGGTGACTTGTCAATAACTATTTTTGGCTAGGTATCGCTAGAAGGATACCTGTGCTGTTTGAAACGAGTAAAGTGCGTAGCGCAAACCATCTGCCATGTGAGAAGCCATGTTGTGCTTCGGCTTTTCCTTTATTAGGTTTGGGTTTGGGTCCCATTGATACGCATCCAGGCAAGCTAAAGATTGTTTACACTCCTGATCTACAAACAGTAAATTATTATCTGCAATTCCTGCAACATGACTGATACCATCAAGTACAGACTTCTTTGCATTAATAGTACTAATATCATAGTTCTGTGCAAAGTCAAAGCGAGTCTGCTGTGCAGCGGAATCAATATAGATGTAGTCAATATCCCATCTTTCTATAAGTTTTTGTATCTCAGCTGCATGCTGTTCTGTAGTACGCTCTGCGTTAAAGTATTCGTCAACTAGATAGTACTTGTCCTCCTCCCAATCATAGGCAATTACACACATTGCCGTAGGATCTTTAAAGCCAACATCCAACCCCGCAAAGACATCCATATTGCTAGTATCAAGTTGAGATAAGTCTTTAACTTGGTTTTCAAAGTCAAACTTCCAGATCTGTCCTTCATAAGTATTAAAGTCAGCTTCATACTCTTGTCTAAACTCCGCTTCTGACATGGACTTTCTTGCTTCGTCAATATCAGACTGAGCCATACGAGGGTTATCTTTATAGGTTGCTCGAATACTACACCATTCGGGAAATTCGTCGGAGTAGCCTCTATAGAAGAATTCAGAGAACCAGTTGTTGCGACCCCGTGGCGTGGAGATAAAGATTGCTTTTGAACCTTCCTTATCTAGTGTAGGACGTAGTGCAACGTTGAAGGCATCCCTGCCATCAGCGAGTGCTGCCTCATCAAAAATGATAAGGTCATAAGATCTACCTACGCAAGAATCAACTTGGTTAACCGAGCCCATTCTTACAGTAGATCCATTAGAGATTTCGATAACTTTATCCTTGGCGTTATCTTTTGTAACCTCTAAATCAAAGTGTTTTATTAAGTTCCGCTGTAAATCAAAAGAGATCTGAGACAAGGCATAGTTGGGGGACATAATAAGGATGTTAGAGCCAGGTACCAGAGACACGAGCTGTCCAATGATGTTGGCTATGTATGTCTTGCCCTGCCGCCGAGAAACGGCAGCAGACACAAAACGATACTTTGGGTTATTAATCGCATTGATAATTGCTATCTGCGAAGGTAACGGAGTGACATTCAATAGATCCATATAAGGAGCTATTGGAAGTTTAAGAAATCTTGCCTCAGATCGTAATTCAACTATTTCATCAGAGATAATATCTCTTCTGCTTATTTCTACTGCCATGTTTTAATCTTCTTTTTTAAGGAGTGTCCAGATACCGTAGCCTAAACCGACCCACGCCATCATTTTTGCTAAACCGCCAAACAGTATTACTGATCCACAGATTGCTATTAACATTGCACCGTCCCAAGACGTGCGTTCTTTTACCAAACCTTTAATGAATTTCACAATGAGTACCTCTTCCTTTATGGCCGTTCCAAGCTACAAAACCTGCTAAACGCAGTGTCCAGTATGCTAGGTAGTTTAAAACACGGAATCCGTTTACTTCGATACAGATATCTCGAAAGAGTCCGTCCATATGCTTTTGATCATGATATCCGATAGTAGTTCCATCTGCTCTCATAAGAGTAGCATACTTGTATCCATAATCATGAACTAAGCCGCCCATGAGAAGTACGCCAACGGGAGACAGAAAAGTTGCTAAGAATTTAGGCACGGATGCTCCATCAAACTCAAAACCTTTAGGAACCTTGTACTGCTCTTCTCCGATAGTATAGTAGAAATCTTCACAGATTACCCACTTACGACTACCCATCAACCACATCAAAATACCCTTCCAAAAACCTTTATCTTTTGTTGCAATGGGTACGGGCTGCATCTTTGGCATCTCTGGATACTTAAAATTAATAAGTACTTCTTCTTCTTTGTCAAACTTATTTACTAGCCAGCCTGCGACTACGAGTACGCCAAGTACTGTCCATTGCCAAAAGGTCATTGCTAAATCTAAAATTATTTCCATTACTTTTTACTCCCTACTGCTTCCTTGGCATAAAATGCCGCTACAATAGCTGCAACGGAAACGAAGTAGGTAGGGGCCATGCTCCCTAAAGTACTTGAAGCGTTAGACAGCCCTAATAATTCTGCGGCTACTACGGCGAAGGGATAAAGTAACATTCCACCAAGTGCAAACCAGGCCATGTTTCTTTGCGCATCTCGCATAGCATCTGCGTCTTCTAACTCTTTGCGCTTTGCTTCAAGGTACATTGTTTGTTCGGCTTCGGATACTTTTCCGTCACCATTAGTGTCTGCGGGGTGAAAATTCTTGTCGTCTACCATTTTACTTTATCCGCCCAATATGCTGCGGACATTTTGCCTTTAGCGATATTCTTGGCGTGTCGTGCTTTAAAAGACGCTCTCTTCTTTTTCATTGCTTCTGATTCTCCAGCCTTGGGCTTCCCTGCCGTCTTAGCTCCCTGCTGGCCGAAACGAATCGTTTTAATCTTACTGCCAACTTTAGCTACAACGATATGAGACTTTTTGGCATGTCCTGGAGTACGTTTAGGTTTGTTGAAACCTGTAACGCCTGCCCGTTTTATCCTTGAGTCTTTCTTTTTCGCTTTTCGCTTTGCTGGCATAAAATTACTCCTTGCTTTTGCTTACTGCGCCTGAGACATCTGCCCCAGCTGCGGTGGCTATGTCTGCTACTGCTGTTCCTACTCCTCCGAGAGTTCCGTTAATGATACCTTGAGTGCCGTCAATGGCAGCGTTCATGGTTCCACAAGCTGAGAGTAAGAGCAGAGCAGATACTAAAATCAAATATTTCATTAGCGTCTCCTTTTGCTTTGTATTTCCGAATGTGGCTTCCCTTCCACTACTGCAGTACGTACCTCTTGATACGCAGAACATCATCCTTCTAACCTCGTCTCCTCCGAGCTTTACGCTGAAGGGTAGACCTTAAATTTTCTTTTTACTTGACTCTTTACTGCCGAGTACAGGCGCCTGTTTGTCGGTACTGGCTTCTTCTTTGCTACTTTCCTCTTTTTTCGTGCTACCATCTAAAGTCTCCTCTACCGGAGGTGTCCAGCCTGTATATTCTTTTGCTTCCTTTTCCGTAGCAAATTTAGCGACTAGCCTGCCTTCATAGTGAACGTTCCATAAAGATCTTTTTTCAAAAATATAGTACATATTATTTTTTTCCTCTTCGACGTTTATTACCTGCGGCTCTCTGGCCTCTCGTAGGCAATTTTCTTTTAGGTTTCTTTTTACCGTAGTGCATATTACGTCTCCTTATGCTTGTGTTATGAGTGTTACTAACACGCCTGCTAAGAACATAATTACAGTTCCGCCCATTACAGTCATACGAGACTCTATACGCATAAGTCCCGCTTCTAAATCTTCTAGACGCTGAAAACATGTTTTCCATCGCTCCTCACATTGTACTTCGTGAGTAGCTACCTCTAGTTCTATTCTGTCCACTTTAGTTGCAGTTTCTAGAAACCTATCTAGGCTTTGATTCTTCTCCATTGAGTAGTTTATCCATCAGCTTACCATAGTTACCTTGACCGAAGGGAACAGCTTCATTAATCTGTACATTAGTCTGGTTTTTGATATTGCCGCTTTCTGCTTTTGCGAGATCGGCTTGTGCCTTAATCTCATCAATACGCATTTTATGTGCCATTTGTAATAGATCTGCTAAATCTTTACTAGAGTATACGCCAGATTCCTGAGCCTCTTCCAGTTTAGATGCGATCATCTCGTCTAACAAGGCTCCGATATTGTTCTTATTACGGTAACCCAGGTCTAAGTACACTGTGTCAATGTACTTCTTTACTTCGCGTTTATTAAGTACATCTACTACTTGCTGTTCTGATACTTGCAAGTACTCACACACCGCCCGTATATTGCCGTATTGTAGATAACTATTCGCTATCTCAAGCCCCTCAGGGGATATTGTGGTTAGTTCTTTTGCCATGTTTCAAATTATACTCAAATAGTGGTGGGTTGTCAAGAAGTTTTTTTCTCAGGTCTAGTCAGCTAACGGGTTGTCCAAAGCTCTTTGAAGTTTATCTGTTAGTCGTTTTTCTAGTTCTTTCATATCTCTATCCGTATCTGACTTTAAAGCATCTCGTTTTGTTTCAAAACGATCATTTGCATTATCAATCATTAGTCTTACTTTTTCTTCTGATTCGCGAACTTTATCTTCAACTCGATCAGCTTGTTTTTCAATAGATATAATATCGTCTCTTAGCCCAGACTTAATGTCTCGGGTGTAGGATATAGCATCGTCTAGTTTTTGTTCTATAATCTTATTACGGGACTCAATTTCACCTGTGTCAATATTCTGTACGACTTCTTTCATATCCATGTAATCGCTGTAGAATTCAAAGCCCGCCCATGCTGCACCTCCTAGTGTAGAGAGTGCTGTGAGCATAACGAACATCTTGCCACCTTTAAACGTCATTCCTCCGATTTCAAACTCTGCCATTAATCTTCCTTTGCGAATTGCAATTGCCTGAGATTGTTAATCTCCGCCTTGAGCTTCATTACCTCCATTCGTTTCTTTTCAAGTTCCAACTGGTAAAGAGTATTACAGTTAATGCGTTCTTTTGGTCCACCAATTGGTATATTAATCTTTGCGTATACGCCTACATCTCCGACACGAGTCTGACTCATTGTCATATCTGTGTCGTAAGGATTAACAGTTTCATTCCCGCTATTTATAAAGCCTACAACACCAAACTCTAAGTTGGTAGAAGAGCCAATTGCATTTTGGCAATCTAGTGTTCCTGCTCTAATTCTATCAGAAGCATAGCTCTGTTGAGAACTAGGTAAGTTTAAGTTTAGTGAGCTGGAGTCTCCGTAGGATTGGTGACTAGCCAGCAGCAGTATAAGGAGTAAGCGTTTCATCAGTATCTCTTTTTATTTTTGAACATATCCTCGACATTATAATAGCAGGATCTTTAACACTTGCTAGGATTTTTGACTTGGAGCATACGTAGGTTATGATATCCTTATCTTTGTCTTGGATGAAAATCTCTATACTTTTTCTTTCCAAGTGTTTTAAATTAATTAGCTTAGAAGAACTAGCGAAAGCTATGCTATTCCAGTCTTTATCGTACACATTGATAGAGTACCAGGAAATCTCTTTTCGACTATTAAATATATTCATGTTTATTACTTTTACGCCTTCCACATAAGTAGTTAATAGTTCGGGGTAGGTAGGAGTAAACTGGTGAGCACTTGCGTACCCACCGAGCATACCTAGTATTAGTATTACTGTGCGATACATTCTGCCACTACCATAGCAGTATAGTCACCTGCAGGAAAAGACTTATCGTATCCGTAGTCCGCAGTAGAGTCTACATTAAACCATACGCTACCTGCTACTGTTAGATCGAACTCAACAGTGTTGTTATAGGTAATTTTATTGGTTTCAAAACCTGACATCAAAGCATCAGAGGTTTGACCTACTGTGACATCTCCTGTCCAGTTGGTAACATCTGTAAGCTCTGGGCTAGAAGCAAAAGTATCGGGGTAGGAAATTACAGCTTTATAATGATCTGCTGCAAGAATGTCATATCGAACAATCGGCACTACACCGCCATCGCTGGCAGAAGTACTTAGTTCACTTGGGCTGGGGTTACCATAGACTCCGGTAGTGTCTGTTTGTATAACACATTTAGACTCAACGGTTCCTTGGATGGGGGTATTTGCTGCAACCGCTAAAGGAGCGAAGCAAGCGAGTAAGAGTAACTTTTTCATATGTGGTTCCATAATAAGGCATTACGCCCCTTTGGTAGTTTATTTTTAGTATTGGGCCTCTACCATCTTTTCATGCAGCAATTGTTGAGCCAGCCCCACTCTCTTTGCTTTCTTATTATCCGGAAGATTAGAATCTACCAGAACTAGTGTATCATTGTAGCTTCCGCCTTTTAAGGAGTTATCATAACTCCGTGGCAGGTAATTCATTGCAAACAGTGCTTGCTCCGTAAGAGAAGCCTGAGCAGACATAGCTTTCATGTTAAGACCTCCTAGTAAGTTTTCTAGGTCTACTACTACTTTCTTTGTTCTCTGCTTGCGTTCGTATTCCTCTTCTTTATCTGCCTCCGCTTGTCTCGCAAGCTCTGCTAGTACAAGTTCATCCTGTAAAGGGTCATTAAACTCTACTGTTGGTATAAGCGAGGGATCATAGGGTATTTTATACCCAGGACAGCTAGGGTCTGCTTGTGGGTCGAAACAAGGATCATATTGATAGCTATAAACGACAGAAGGGTCGAGTACCGTACCAAAGCCTTCAACTTGTATTGAGCCATCGCCCCATGCTTCAATTGGTATATCACCTACACCAATTACTTTATAAATCTTGTTGCCAGGAAGTCCTGACCAGTCATCTCGCTCTCGAAAGATATAACCATCTCCAGTAGCGTTCTCATTTGAAACGTACACAACCATATCATCTTCGGTGTTTTTTACTGTCTCATATCGGTATACTACAGTACCGACAGTAAGGCCTGCCTGCTGAGGAAGTATATTCTGCATCACCCAGTCATAGGCAGTTGTTCTGGCTTGCCCTGTAATTATCTCAGAGTACGAGAAGAGTGGCAAGCAAGCTAAGGATACCGCCAACACCATAGAGTGTCTTCTTGGTAGTTTCGTCCATTGCATTCTCATCTTTCTCCTCTAAAGGTTCTTCTTCTTTATGAGTTTCCCAACCGGCTTTTGCTTCTGGTCCGATCATACCATCATAAGGGCAAGGTGTGCCTGCCATCATCATTGCATCAAAGACACGTTTGTCCTGACACATTACCGATACTGCTGCTACCTTCATACCCATATCATACAAAGTCTTTGCGTTCTTTAACTTTTCGCAATTCATGTCTCTTGTCGTAGTACCCATAGAAATACCAAGTATCTGGGTCTGTACTGCTCCTGCCACACCAACCGTACAAAGGTCAGAGTTTGATATGTTCATTGTCGGTGTTATAGCCGACGGGGGTGGAGACTTCAACGTAGTAGTAGTTTTACTATTAATATCACTAGTAGTAGTTGAGTCAGTAACAATAGTGTCCGTGTTTGTTGTATCATCCTGAGCGTATAAAGCACCGGATAATACAAGCGGTAAAATAAGTAATAGTTGTTTCATATAAAGCCTATTGAGTTCAGTTAGTTCTTTTTCAATTATTTTTACATTATACCCGAGGTGGGAAAAATTGTCAAGAACTTTTTTTAAGTTGCTATTAGACCCATACATCCACTAAGGTACCGAGACGTGTTTGTCGATACCCGTATTTGCGTATTAAATATCGTGCCCTATTCATTCGTAGGTTCAGTAGGCCAGGATATGTTATGGTACTCTGTTATATTGGAGTTATTTATCGGAAAGTCTCTTAAGGCTTGTCGATAAGTAGACCACTCAGCCTTTTTCTCTGAAGTTAAGGGACTATCAGGCATTTGTGTCCAATCAGAAAAAGTTAGCTTTAGGTCTCTGTCTATACGTACTCGTACATACAATGCGGCGCTATCAAAGTCCCACTCTTTTGTATCAATATTCCAAGTGTTAAAATCACCTGGCCAAGCAGGTTTGTTAATCCATTCGCTAGTAGCATTTTTCCAATACCACTCATGAGCCTTCATTCCTGACTGCATAGGATTTGCACCTGGAAAGGGGTCTCCCCATCGAACAATGTAATTGCCGTGTTGTTCTCCTTCTACATATTCATCGGGATTTGGCGGGTGTGCAAAATGAACGACTTCTCCCGTATCTGGGTCTACTAGTGCGCAAGTGTGCCTTTGTGTCATATGAATTTCCCTACTATTAGTGATCTGGTGGCATCGACTGCCCAAGAATCTGTTATTGAGTTGCCCGGAGAAGGTCCGTTAACTCCGGTTTCAAACTTACCTACCAATACCGGTACCATTGCTATTCCCAAGGGGGTACTACTACTTTTTTGAGTGCTGCTTACACCGCTGGCGCGGTCAGGATTGTTTGTAGTGGAGGCATTGTCATAAAATGAATATCCAGGCTGCGAAAAGATATATCCAGCCCCCCATGCGTAAGACTTACCATTGGGGTCTCCCGATTCGGGTCTAACTAGTAAAGTACAGAACCCAAAAGCTGTTACTAAAACAAAGTAGTCGGAAAAGTTATTGATGTTACCTACTTCTTGTGTAATAATAGGCAATCCTGTAGATAAATCACCTGAACCCGAACCGGCTCCTGATAAAAGAGTGAGGTCTGGGCTGCCTACTACTATTTCTTCAATCTGAAAGTTTACTCTATTTGTAGAAAAGGCTACGCCTAAGCCACTGCTGTCATAAACTTCCCACCCCCAGTCTGCGGTTTCATCTCTTTCGCGAGTTACTTGTCCAATCTTATAGTTAAAGAAGAAGCCCGGATCTATTTTTTCTGAGTAAAGCCTAGAGAAGATTGCAACATCTTTTGCATCAACCCAAGCTGTGTTATTTGGAATAGCTGCATTAAAAGTAGTACTAAAAGTTATTTTTACATCGTAGCTTCCACCATCCTCTATCTTAATAACTGAGGGAGGTGTGTACCCTGAAACGTAAGCAGCCCATGCGGTAAGTCTTGTGCCAATACCTACGTCCTTAATACTATTATCTTGTAGTCCTGAAGTAGTACCCATTCCACTTATTCCGCCACTGATGGCCGAAACACTGCCATAACTTAGGTTAGCGTAAATATAGTCTTGTCCTACTCCGCCACCGGACTTCTTTGTAATGGTTAGATTGCAGGTTCCTTTAAAAACGGAAAGAGTTAGAGGAAAAGTTGATCCACTAGTATTACTGCCACCTGCGCCTACAAAGAGTAAACACTCTTCGAAAGGTCTTGGCATTACGACACACGGGGCAGGAGCTCCTTCAACCCAAGGGTTGTTGCCGTTATAGGTTCCTCCTGCATCTGTACCTGTTCCTGAATATGAGCCAGGGATAACAGTTCCACTTTTTACACTCTGAACTTGTTTGGAAGTTCCGTCAATAAGAGAAACTCCTGATAAATTACTTACTTCTATTCCGTATGCCATAATTAGTACCTAAATACAAGAATGTGATAATCCTCGTTTCCCGTTAAAACTTGATAGCTGTTATTAGCTGTTCTTATATCTGCTCTTCTTAGTGTTATTGAGCCTGCGGAACCTCCATCTACGTAGTAGTTCGAGCTATCTGTAGTATTTACAGCATGCCACTGGCTAGAACCTCCTGCATAGTATCCAGGATAGCTGGCGGAGATGGTGGTATTACCATTTCCTGTGCCTGTTACCGAACCGTGGTAGCGAGGTTGTCTCTTTTCCATTGACATTCGCGTATCACCGGAAGAGTTGAAAGCTTCAATACCGTAGTCTGAAGGGTCAATAACTCCAGTGACTGTAAACGTTTTTGTTTTGTTACCAGCAGACGGAGTACCGTGAGTAAAAGTAGCTGTTGCACTGTATGTTGCACCTGAGGCACCTGAAATAGTAAGAATGCAACCATTTACTCCAGTCTGAAAAGTATGTTGCATACCTACACCTGTGGTAGTAGGATAAGTAACACTGCAGTTTACCATATTCGAAAAGGTTGCTGTTTGGTTATTCAAATATGTTTGATAAAGATCGTTATTGGAGTCACCTGCTGCACCATTCATTATCCAACTCATTGTAGACCCTGAAGCTGCTACATTTTGTGTAGTTGTTGCACTCGCATTCGTAGAGAATCCATAATAGTAGATTCCTTGAGCTACATGATAATCCGGAGCAGAGCCTGAGCCAGCTGCATCCGAGTCTACGTACCATGACTCTACAACACCGCCTGCATTGAACTTAGTAAAGGTACTTTTAAGTTTAGTACTTGATGCAGCTTGCTGCACATGAATGTACTCTCCGGGGTTTAATGTCTTATTGGATCCTGTAAAAGAGCTAGGAGGTGTAGTACTTGTTGAGATACCAAAGTTTGCAGTTCCTGTCACTCGAGAAACTGTTACGGCTTGGTTGTAGCCTACAGGTTTTGAGTATGAGGTAGCATTCGTACCTGAAGCTACCATAAAGGCGTTGTTCAGTCTCCAAGTATCCGGAGTACCATCAGCTGTATAATCCCATTCTACTTTGTCAGGAATGCCATCAACTACAAAAGGATTGCCACTTACTGTAATAACTGAAGCAGGCCAGTACCATCTAGAAACAGGCGTCGTACCGTTTGCTTGGAATTGACTGAAAGTTGCAGAGGTTCTAGTAAGAGTTCTTGTTGCTGTACCACTTCTTGTTAGGTTCGAGGTAATGATCATGTTATCCCATAAACCATTTGTAACATTCGCACTACCGTCTGTGACCGTAAAGGTTATATTACCAGAAGTATCCCAAAATAATTCACGAACTGATGAACCTGAGTAAATGCTAAAAGCTGTCGAAGAGGATCCGCCACTCGTGTCAGCAATAGTTCCTGACGTTTGGTAGAAACCGTAGTAAGTATAAAACTGTCCTGCGGTAACGAATTTAGTTTCTGCAATAGCCATATAAAAAGAATCCTCCTAAGATGTTACGAATTATAACACCAGAGGAGGGCAATGTCAAGCATTATTTTTGAAAGGTATATCGTATCTCAGTCTCCAGCCCGTTTTTGCTAAAGTCTTTCGTACTCTCCAGTTTCCCTTTTAGGGTGAAGCCGCCTTTTTTGAACTTATAGCCTGCTTCGGCACTGCCATCTCCAATTTCCATATAATAATTTTTTGAGAACTTGTATCCAACTCGTGTAAATGAAGAGGTCTTTACAGTAGGGTCTTCCAGTAGGGACTTGTACTTGTATTCCAGGTATGGGGCAGCTTGGAGTGTGGGGGTGATAAGTAGGGCAATCGCGATCAATTTTTTCATGTTGTATTCCTCCTTTGGAATTCTTGTATAAATTAAATACAATTATATCATACTTTTATGACAGTTTTATGACAGTTTTTTTGTAACACCCTTTTGACTTTCGTGTTTTTTACAAAGTCGTACGTGAGGGGGAGCGCAGAGCGCCTGCTTATAACCAAGTCGTCTAACCGCCCCACCCCTTATGCTTTTTTGTTCTAAAAAACATGCAGAAAAATTTTATTAATGCTTGACTCATTCGCTGATCGTGCTATAATATCACCTCATTAGACAGATAGGGAAACAAAAAATGCGCTACTTATTCGATGCCTTGCTTCAAGCTACTTTCACAATTGTTATGGGTGGATGCGTTTTATTTGTTGCACTCTATGCCATTCTAATGTTATAATAAATTTCAATTACTTACTACGGATATAAAAAATATGACTACTTCAACTGTAAACTACACTCCCGAAATGATCGCTGTATTAACTGCGGCGGCTCCTATCAACCACGAAAAAGCTCAGGCTTTGGCTGTCCAACTCGATAGAGGCGTTCGATCCATCATTGCAAAATGCAAGCGCGAAGGCATCGAATACATTAGCAAGCCAGCACCAGCCAAGAAAAAAGCGGCTCCAACTAAAGGCGATATGGTCGCGGCTATCATGGCGGCAACTGGTGCAGACAATCTGGATGGCTTAGAAAAAGCCACTGGTGCGGCTCTAAATAATCTTTTATCATCGCTTGCATAACTAGGAAAAGCCCTGTATAATCAGGGCTTAACCACTGGAGATTTAATTATGAATAATACAACTGCTACTGCTATCGGATACGTTGGCGCAATCGTTATGGCTCTGTTTTCTTTTACCATGCTTCCGGCTATCGCTATTCTCGGCCTTGCATTGCTGACCGTTCAAATGACCTATGCCAGAATCTGGAATCTGGTTATCCTCAACTTGGTATCAATTGGCGGCTTTGCTGTTCAATTGATGGGAGCATAGACCATGCAATATAAAATCTGGGACTTAGACGGCACTGTCATTGACTCAAGCCACCGATATTCTACCCTGCCAAATGGTGATATTGATCTGCCTAAATGGATCGCTGACAATACACGCGAGAACATCGAACGCGATTCATTGTTACCACTGGCGCGGCTGATGCGCTCCAACTATCAGCAAGGCGATATTGTTATTATTTGCACTGCTAGGGTGTTGGGTGTTTGGGATCATGTATTCCTAGCAGATCACGGCATTAAAGCGCATTTTATTCTGTCTCGCGCTCTTGGTGATAACCGTGGCGATGCTGAGATGAAACGCTCCAAATTGCTCGCGCTATTCTCTGATCTCAAAATACCGTTTGCGCGTTGGACTCGTAACGCTACATTTTACGATGACAATATGGGCGTTCTCGAAATGGCAGAAAAAATGGGCATTCGCACGAAAAATGCTGTACAATT